TTTCGTTTGATTATCAATGGTTTTTGCTAAAACAATAATAGTTTTTTGGAGCATTTCTACTTTTTTGCACAAATCGTTGTGAACTTTTTGAATTTTTCTGAAATATGCTACCAATCCAGCACCCAAGGCTATTAACATGGGCGATATTATATCGCTGATTATTTCCAGCAAATATATTTCGTTAACCATAAAAATAGAAGGTTGGGAAAGTATTTAAATTAAACGGAAACTAGGAACCTACATTTTAACATATAATAGAACATCTTTTCATCTTTTTGCAACAGTGTTTTAATTTCTGCCGATGTTGTCGTTCCAAACACATCACCACAAAAATGACAAACATCGAATGTGGTCGTTCCATACTCCGCAACATGACTATATTTTGTCATGGGTCTTTTACATTTTTTACAGTTTGTTTTTTGATTTTTTTTCTTTGTTTTAACCATGAATGTTATTGAAAGGCTTTAAATATAAGTGTTTGTATTATTGTTATATGGGAACTAGTATTTATGTTTTTAAAAATTTAAAAACTTATTTAAAATCATACGAAAATTTTGTAGATCCAAAAAAAGATTTAAACGAAAGATCAATTAAAGTGAGAGATCTTTATACAAGGCCAAACGAAAAGCTTTGGTTTGTTTTAGACACTGACAAATTTTCTAACAAAATCAGCATCACTAAATCAATAACATTTTTAACTTTAAAGGATTTCAAATTTAGTTCTGATGGTAAGGAAAAACTAGTAAAATATGGGCGTTTAAAATTTGATTTTAAACATAATAAATTGATTTTTAATCCTAGGTTTTTACGAAAACCCGATTTGATACTAAAAACTGACAAATATGTGAGTATGTTAAATGAAAAACCGAAAAAAACTAAAAAAATTGACAACAGTTGTATGTTTTTTGATTTGCAATTTAATAGGCTGTGTCTGGTGTTAGAGAATGAAATTTGATTTTGTCTTAGGTGAAGTAGAAGATCTTTTAAAAGAAACAAATTTTCGTTTGCAAAACATAGAAATTTTACTAGAATTTATTCTAATTCCACCTGATTTGAAAAAATACCTGACAGAAAAAAAAGAAAGAATTAAAAAACTCGGTCTTAACGAGGATTCCCTAAACCGTTCTGAAAAATAGTTTTCCAATCTTTACCATTTTTCTTTCTTTGATTAACCCAAAACGGATCTGCACCAAACATGCCTCCTTTTTTATTGTATGCTTTCATGTGATCTGCCACTCTTCTGTGACACCGGTGGCACAACCTACAGTTGATTTGCTCCATGTTGAATTTGTACAAACCACAAAAATGACACATACCATAAGGAACTTGTTTTATTGGAACTAGTATCGTTTCTCTTCCTCTTTTACCAGCACATTCGCCACAAACATCAGAAACTACTGCTGCAACCGCATTTGTGCTGAAACAATTAAAACACATGCCTTCTTTATAATTATTTACTTTTGTATACTCGTTTCTTTGATGTATTTGCCATATTTTTTTACCAATGTGGGTTCCACCATCATTGATGTTTAGTTTAGTTGCCATCTTTTACTACTAATATTCTTCTTATTGCATCTATGAGGATCAGGTGTATTTCTTTTTTAAAATTAGAATCTTGGTTTTCCAAAACTACTTTTTCTAATTCTGCCAAATCAGACACAATATTTATTATGTCTTCTAATTTATTTTTAGGAGGCATCTTCGTCTTCCCACCTTCGAATCATTCCAAATTCGTTTTTTACCAAGTCTTTTGCGTCTCTTACTGTCATACTAGCATATTTTCTTAGCTCTTCTACAGTTTTAGCTTTAGTCCAATTGAAATCCATAGCAGTTTGAAGCGTTTTTTTGACGACTTCAAAGTTTGCTGGAGTTATGCCATCGGGATAAGTCTTAGTTGTAAGTGATTTCGACATTGTTTTGGGAAAACCCTCCACAACTCCACCCAAATCGGAAGGACTTCGTAATTTTGGCTCTCCTTGCATACGTTGTGTTTCCTCTATCGGTGCTGCTGTACCCCTACCTCTTCCATTTATGCCTGAATTTCCAGATTCTTCAAGTTGTGGCTGACTTGGGGTTTTTGATACTTTGAACTCACCCGTATGCGTCATGGAAACATCAAAGCCCATTTGTTGAAGCATTGCCATGTTTTGTATTTCTACTCCTTCTCTTTGTAGTTCTGTCATTTTGTCGTTTTCTTCTCCATGTACCAATTTAAGATCCCAATCGTCAACACCTATCATTTCTGCAAGTTTCAAAAAGAAAGCCTTAAATAATACGTCTTGACCCCATTTGACAGCTCTGTTAGTAATTGTAACTTGCAATCCTTCCTGACTCCAACCTCCCACCATTTCACCATAATACAGTGGTAAAACCCCAAATACTGCTCCGATTATCTGTCTAAGTTCTTTTCTAACCTCTATGAACTGTAATTCCTGTAAAGATCCCGTGAAATCAAGCCACTGAGCCATATTCTTTCCTCCTTTTTCTGATTCTACCATTAGTGGGTGAATCATGTATGGATCTTCTGTTGCTTTCTGCTCTAAAACATCCCATGCCTTTCTAAACGTATCATAGTTTCTAGAAGCAACAACCAACAATCCTCTCGGTGGCCTCATTTTATCAAAGTATTTTCTCACATATTCATCCATGTGTGATAATGACATTGCTTTTGACCAAACTGCGTAAATAGGACTAAATCCATAAATTAATGATGGTTTGTATTTTCCGGCTTTCCAAATAACCTCACCTTCACCATAAATAACACGTTTGGGTTGTGGAATACCAATGGAATAAACAGAATTGACTTCACATACCGCCTTAATTGCTTTGGCATTGCATTTATCACATCTGTCAGAATAAAGCCTGTGATTTCGGTGTTCAAATCTAGGGCAAACCCAAATTTGCTGTCTTTTATCATCATATCCGATTTTTCCATCAGAATCTGCAATCATGGCAACCTGTGGTGGGTCTAATCTTAACAACTCTTTAATTTCGGTACGATTATGATCTATGTTTCCACTTCGATCATCAATAAAGTAGTTTTTTAGTACAAGAAGATACGCATTATCAGCAATTTCCAAGTCTCTTTCAAGCTGTCTAGCTACATCTTCTATTGTCTGATTGTTCATGTTTACTGGTTTGGTTATTAAATCCATAAGTAAGTGCCTATGTTGTGGATTTGGTCTTAACAGTTCATTAGATCCACATGAGTCACATTCAAGCGTTTCGTCACCTGCTTCACTGCTGTCAATTCCAGCAGATGGTTTTGATTGAAACTCTTTAAAACATTTTTTACACTTATACTTGTATTTTTCAACAACCTCAAAACCATTTTTAAACATTTCACGATTGATGGTTTCAATTGGAATTCTCAATGCGTCAATATTATCGGCTAACTCATAAATCATTATGAGTGGAAAAGGAAAAATAGGAAGTTTAGCACCGGTGTCGGTACTCATATATGGTTGACTTGTCGATGGTCTAATTACTTTCTCAGTGTAACCTTTGTTAACAGTTGTTAGGTTTTTATAAATGTTTTTTACTGTACCAACGAAGCCCATTATATAGTTTCATTCGTACTTAGTTATAAACATTTTTGTTCAGTTTATGTTCAGTTTTTGTTTCCATGTAGTGGGCAATTTAGGTTTCTTCCTCCGCTACCGGCTGCTCCACACAAGCAAACTTTTTTCTGTTCTTCTATTTTGTCTTCGTTTACAAACGAATATTCAACTAATTTATCTTTAGTCATAACTGAGAAAACATTTAAATGAATATAAAGATTATTAAATTGCCCGATAGTGTGAGTTTGCACGTTCCAACAGGAAAAGACTGGAGTAACTAACCAGTCGGGCAACTTTAAATAGTATTTAATCTACCATAAATCATGGTTGAACTTGAAGCGGAAGATTATCTAAACATTCTGCGGTGGTTTGAATTCAGGTTTGCTGATACAACACCAGAAGACATACCAACAAACCAAAAAAGAACGTTTTGGAAGCTTACATTCCTAGCAGAAGACAAAGCAAAAGAAGATAAAATTGCTCAGGGAGCATAACCGCAAGATTTATATAGCGTTGCGTTTAAAGAAAATTAGGTCGTCAGGGATTACCGTTCATTGTTGACCACTCTAAATCGAGAGGGAATACATAAACAACAATAATTCGGTAGCCCTCTTAGACCTTTGAGCGTAAAGACATCACTCAGAGCAAATGTCTTCGTTCTTGCAAGTCGCAAGTGTGCATGGGCACGTAAGATCCATGCCAAAACCTTTAAATCTTTGTCGCTTTAAAATCACTTATGATTTTTTCAAAGTTTTGCACTTGTAATAAAGTCGAGGGGGATCACTGGCATATTATTTTTTCATTTGACTTCAAACAAAAACCAAAATTAAAGCCTAAGTAACATTTATATTGAGGTTACAACATAAGAATCACATGAAATCATTATTTGAGAGAATCATCTCTCGGTCAAAAAAGAAAAGGAATGAAGAAATT